ATCCCGTAAGTCTTACAAGCCCACTTTCTTGTGAGCCTGTAATACTTAAGGATATTCATTTCACGCAAATCTTGCGCGGTTAGTCTCAACTATTAAGCAGTTGTTCTCCAGCAACCAACAATTCCTAAATCGTTAGCACCACTTAGTGTTGGTCCACCAGCAAAAGTTTCAGCACCGTTAATATCTAAATCATAGAATGTTACGGCTCTATCATAAACACCGCAATTATTTAATGCTTCCATTGTTTTAACAATATCAGGAAATTTACCAGCTGTGTGAATAAGGGCAATTATATCTGTACCTCCAGTACCATCACTTTTCAAGAAATGTAAATCAGTTCTATCTAAAGCTGTTCCATCCCAATGTTCCCAGGCAGTAGCTATTGGATTAGCACCTAAAAAGTTAGACATTGGGTATGCAAATGCACTAGATAATTGAGTACCAGAAGGTCCATTACCAGCAGCATCATGTCTAGCTACTTGTTCAACCCAAACTTTATCATCATCTTGAAGATCGTAACCATTAGTATTATCAGCACTGTAAGCTACAAGCGTTATTTGTCCAGAACTGGCAACTCCCCAAGCCCCAGCGTTAAGCTCAATCGCAGCGCCAGCTTGTGGCTTTGTAGCTACAAATCCATCGGTAGTATTTCTAACACCGTTTGAATCTATAAAGAAAGTGTCATAAGCACTTCCCGCTTCAGCAGAAGATTCTGTTCCATCTGATTTAACTATTATTCTATAAGCATCTGTTGATGTACTAGTATTAGCAGTACCAGCCGTGTGGTCTATTGGGATTAACCCAGAATCAGCTAATGCTAAAGCCGTAGCTGAATTACCGTTTATATATTGGTCAGCACCTGAATCTGATTCATAATGATAACCTTTTTGTCCAAAGTATACGTATGTTGTTTTCATTTATTTATTTTTTAAAAGTTATTATTATTAATCTTCAGTTACTCCACCTTCAACATCACTTCCTTGTGCTAAAGTTTGGCTAGGTAGTTTAACACCATTAAGGGCGTCAAATAATACCGTGTAACCACTCCTGTGATCAGCGTTTAATTTTTCTACAATTTCATCCACTAAAGTTCTTTCTACTTTATATGTAGCCGCAGCAGATTTATCTGCATGTACTATTTGCAATTCAATATCTGCATCAGGATCTAAAGAACTCTGAGCAAATACAGAAGTTGATGTATCAGTTTTACTCTCTATAGATAAAACCGCATTTTGTGGAAACATTACTGTTTCGTCAGCGCCACCTAAACTGGTAAGCACTCCTTGTTCGTTTGCTATTATGTATTTCATATTTTTATATTTTTAAAGTTATTTATTAAGCATCAACTCCTACTACAGTTACCGCGCTTACGCTAACAGCAGTTCCTGTTGACGCAATAGGTGGGTAACGCAAGTCTGTCATTGCTGCTCCAATACTAGATCCATCAGTAGTGTATGCCGTACCTAAATCATCTTGTACTACTACAAAACCACCATGTGGGTTTGCCATTGCATTAGCAACTGTCTTCATTACTTCTATAGTTGCATCTGCAGTATGTGTTAGCACAAATTGATCATGTGTAGGGTCACCACCAATACCTAATCTTGATTTGTCTTGAGGGTAAAATCTAAATTCAGTTGTAGTTGAACCAGTTGTTACCGCACCCATAAAATCACTTGCTTTAAAAATAGCTTGATTACCAGTAGCATAAGTTGCGTCTTCTGCTACATACATATAAAGCTCTTTTTCTTGAGCATTCATTGTTTTTATTAAACTCATCTTTTTGTTTTTTAATTAATTATTTGTTTTCGTTTTTAAGTTTTTGGGTTTACGGCACATGGTTTAGGTTTAATCTATTAAAACCACGTCACCAGATCTGATAACATGGTATAATATATCTTTATACTGAACTCCATGTCCAGCATGTTTATCATAATAGACAACATCGTTGTCTTTAATTCCTTCTACAAGGTTTCCAATAGATATTACTTTTGCCTTTATATACCTATTGTCCTCATCTATATCTTCTGTTAGTATAAGTCCACCTACTGTTTTAGGCCCTTGTTTTATTTTTTCTACGATTATATAGTGGTTAATTGCTTTCATTCATTCTCATATTTGAAATTATACAATCTGCAGATATAATAGTAGTTACAACACTTACCGCATTTTTAAGTGCTGACTTAGTAACAAGTACTGGATCTATAATGCCAACTTGAATCATTTCGCATAATTCACCATCTGTTACATTTATTCCTTGTCCAAGCATAGGCTCGTCTTGGTTCTCAATGCCAGCATTTTCCAGTATAGTGTGAAAAGGTGCTTTTATAGCTTTAATTAGTATCTCTTCTCCCCAGTTACTAGGAGTTATTTCTTGAGATGCATTTAAAAGAGCAATTCCACCACCTGGAACGATACCTTCTTTTAAAGCAGCTTTAGTTGCATGTATTGCATCCTCTACTCTATCTTTCTTTTCTTTAAGTTCTACTTTAGAAGCAGCACCTACTTTTACCATACCTACTTTTCCAGATAACATTGCAAGTCTATCTTGTTGTTTTTTCTTGAAAAATGGGTTTTTTTCGTTTTTTATAGCTTTTTTAACGTTTTTAATACGTTCTGAAAGATCTTCGCCAAGGTCTATAGTAGTGATTACAGTATTTTTGTCATTTGTAACAGCTTTATCAGCTTTTCCAAGGCAATCCACAGTAATTAAGTCCATATCATCACCTAATTCTTCATTTATTACTGTTGCACCGGTTAAAAATGCTAAATCTTGCACTGTATCTTGCTTAGTAGGACCAAAGCCTGGTAAATCTACTATGTTTACCTTAATATTACCCTTAACTTTGTTCATCATAAGGGCAGTTTTTAGCTGTTGATCAACTTCCGCGATGATAAGTAGCTCTTTTTTGTTCTTTATAACATGTTCTAGTATCGGCTGTATCTTTCTTATGTTAGGTATTTTACTTCCTACTATTAAAACTAGTGGTTCTTCAAGCACACATTCATGTTTTTCAGTGTCTGTAAGAAAATGTGGTGATGTTATACCACTATCGAATTGCACGCCATCCACTATGTCAGCGTAAGTTTCATCAGTTTCTGATGTTTCCATAAAAACAACACCATCTTTGCCTACCTTCTCGTAAGCTTCAGCAATAATCATGCCAAGTTGGCGGTCGTTATTGCAACTTATAGTGCTAATGTCCTCGAGCATTGAGCCTTTTACATCAATTGCTTTCTCTGTTAAGTAACTATTTACTTTATCAAGAGCGTCTTTTATACCATTTTTAATAAAACGTATAGAAAGATCCTTATATCTATCTTTCTGTACTTCTTTTATAAGTGCTTCGGCAAGGACGGTTGCCGTTGTGGTACCGTCACCTGCTTCTTTCACTGTATTTTTAGCGGCCTCTTTAATAAGAGTGGCCCCGAGGTTTTCAACCGGGTCATATAAGACTACGCTTTCTGCTACGGTTACACCATCTTTTGTTATGACCGGGTTGCCTCTGGCGTCTTCGTATATTACACACTTACCAGAAGCGCCAAGAGTAGATTTCACCGCTTTCGCCAATTTATCTACACCCGCTATTATTTTACTTTTAGCTTCGTCACCAAAGTTTAACTCTTTGATAAGTTCGCTGGGTTGGTTATATTCCATTTAATTAAATTTAATTTGATTGTATACTATTTGAATGTCTTAATAACCTTAGGGCCTTTAGTTGCTTCTAGTTTCTTAGCGAAGTGATCGATGCTTCCATCAATTGCGGCCTCAGCTCCTTCTATAGTTTCTCTACGTGTTACGTCTGTCCACTCAGTTTCACTATCAGGTCTTAAACATTCTGTTTGGTAAAAACCATTTGGCAGTTGAGTTATCCTCCAGTTTGATTTATCTGAAAGATGTTTCCAGTGCTCTATAGTTTTTTCACTTGGTTTTTGGTTGTACGTTGCCGTACTCGTTTTGTAATATAAATAAGTCATTTTGGTTTTTTTTATTGGTTAATATTCGACTTGGTATAGGGTATTTCCCTAATTCTTTAGGACTTACTTGTCCTGTATTTTTTCTTTCCTTCGCGTTTTGTTCCTTTTCCGTCGTTTCCTCTATTCTTTTTAACGCTTTTAAATTTTCTATCTTTATGGTCAAAATCTTTACCCTTAACGTTCTTGCCAGCTTTCTTAGCAGCACGTCTTTTACGCTGATTCTCTGCCTTTTTAGCTTTACGATCTTTAGTCTTTGCAGCCTTTAAGTCACGTTTAGCTTTTGCAGCCTTTGCTTTGATTGATAATTTTTGTTTTGCCATACACTTATAATTACATAGTAAAATAATAATTTAAAAGTGGACAATAGGGTATTACTAGTATACTATAACTAGCTAATGTCCATAAAAAAACATATTGTAAATATAGAAGTATTGCATAGCCCACTACTCTCGTATTCACTTTGTTAAAATAAAAACGAAATTCATTTGGCCCACGGGGCCCCCCATTTTATCTTTTTTTTCAAATTTTTTGTGTTTTTCTTTATATTTAAATTTAATTTGTTATTTTACAAACTAAAAACGACAGCAAATGGATAATATATATGTAAAAAGAAACAAACAAAATGAAATAAAAACTTCGCGCACACACAGAAATGGCGCAGCAAATGTAAAAGCAAATTAATATATAAATAATAATAATACTTTTACAATGTAAATACGAAGTCAAATGGATAATATAAATGTAAATAAATAATAATTAAAATAAGTAAAAATGTCAAATGTAATTGAAAGTAAAAGATTTG